CCAATTCTTAACCTCTCATGAGTTTGGACTTGCCCCGCTACTTCTAATTTATAAGACGGACTCGTTGTTCCTATACCAACATCACCACCTTGTTCAAGGGTGATCTGGGGGTCAGGATCAGCCGTGCTTGGGTTTGAATATCCAATATTGAATCTAGCACCAGTATCAATGTATTGACTATAAGAGGCATTACTATTTGATCGACTTAATCGAATACCATCTGTATTATCATCTGTTCCCTGTGTTACATGTAATTTTGTTTGTGGACTAGTTGTTCCTATGCCTATACTATTAGTGGTAGTATTTCCATTATCTGTTACTTCTTGTAAAGTATCAGAGGTCGCTACTTGAGCGTCTACATACGCTTTGTTAGCTGCATCTGTAGATGCGGATACGGTATCAATACCTTGTATCCTTCCTACTCCTCTTAATGTAATCCCTCCACCTTCGACAGTTAAGTTATCTGACGGATTATTTGTTCCTATACCGACATTACTAGTAGAACCTTGAACGAAAACAACAGCACTATTGTTTACGTTCATGCTAACATTCATGCCAGCTTTAGCATTAATAGCTGTAGATCCAGCAGGGCTTTGCTTTAGAGCATAACTTGTTGAATTAGCATTATCATAATGAGATAAATATAAATAGTCGGTTACATGAGACCCAAATCTTGCCCTACCCAAGAAAATATTTTGGTCGGTATCTGCCCCAGCATCTAATCTGCCTTGAGGGGAAGTTGATCCTATACCAAGTCTGCCAGCAGTGTCTAAACGCATTTTTTCGCCACCACCAGTGTAAAAACGCATATCCACCGAACCATCTGCTAGAATCGTAGCCTCATCCGCATCTGCATAAAGCCTTACAAATTGAGTTCCATTGCCCACTTTAAATTGGGCTGAATTAGAACTTTCTACATGTAAATTTACTGCTGGATTAGTTGTTCCTATGCCAACAGCTCCCCCATCTATAATATTTAAATTTTCATTGTGAAGGGCTGGTTGATGACCTAAACTTAATGCGCTATTTTCAGCCATTAAATATTGAACAGTGTCATTATCCGCTAAGATAAGACCCATTTTATTATCATCGCTTTTAAACCTTACCCAATCATCATTAGAAACATCGACTTCTAATGTATAAGCTGGATTGCTTGTTCCTATACCAACCTTAGTATTAATAAAGTAACTTATATCTTTTCCTACTTTTAATACTTGCTGTCCTCCATTTGCTGCTGTAGCACCATAAGCAAAGATGGCTATTGGTTGATTAGTATTATTACTAGCATGTTGAACATAAAGCGCCGAATTACCTGCGCTGTTTCTGCTAAGTAGATTAAAATTAGTATTTCCTTGGTTTGTTTGAAACCCAAGACTAGTTGTAATGCCGTCTACGTCTAACTGTGTATCCGCACCAGCCTTTCCTATGCCTAAAAATGTATCATTGAAGTAGCTTATCCCTCTCCTCACAGCTAATACTTCTGTGCCTTGTCCTGCTGCACCGTTTCCGTATCTAAATGATGCAATTTGCTGCTGGCTATTTGATTGTGAAGCTTGAACATATAATGAGTAAGCAGAATCATTTCTGGTAATTAAATTGAAATTAATATTACCTACTCTTGATCTTAATGCGTTTGCTGTTGCTATACCTTGAACATCTAATTTAGTAGTTGGACTAACTGATCCTATGCCAACATCACCTGCACCACCAACCCAAAGTCTACTCGTCCCATTCGATGTTGCGGCATTCAGCACATATTCAGTAGCTGCATTAGCAGCTTGAATCTTAACACCATTTGCTGAACCTCCATTTACATCAAGGATTGAGGCAGGATTAGTCGTTCCTATGCCAACTTTTGCAGTATCCCTGTCAATGGTAATTGCTTTTGTATCATTCGCAAATGTTATGTCGCTAGTGCTATGAACTCCAATATTAAATTTGTTTGCTGACCCATCATATTGCAGAAAACCTCCCATATGGTTGTTTCCTTCTACCAACCTCAACAGAGAGCCAGTTTCGTTATTGTTTATACAATGGATGCTTGCTGTTGCACTATTACTATCACTGCTATAGACAGTTAAATCGCTTATTGGAGTCGCTGTTCCTATACCAACATGATTATCCGCTCCATTTACGAAGAGAGCGTGTGTGGCAGTATCACCTTCCACTCTGAAATCTAAATCACTTCCACCCTCGTTAATTACGACCCCACCGTTAAGCTGAACAGCGTTTGTTGTGGTAGCACCACGATCAGTGACCGTTTGTAAAGTATCAGCTTCCGCTGGATTATTCTCACCAGTAAGGACAGGAACACCACTCACATGTAGTCCTTCTCCAAAATACCCAATTGTAGGAACATAAACACCACTAGCAAAATCTAAAGTAGCTGTATGCATTCCGCTGGAAGCATGTACTCTCTCTTGCCCATCTGCTAAAACTGTCGCTCCAGTGTGAGCTACTGGTATCTCTACTTTGTTTCCTAAAGCAACAGCATAGTCTCCACTAACTTTAGAAGCTTCTCCTGGACCTACTAGAGCAAATCGACCTGATGATTGGGTAAACCAACCGCCGAGAGTAACAGAATCGCTTCCATAATTTTTATTTCCTTCTCCCCCTAATACAGAACTAAATGTTCCATGAATCTCATTTTCTTCTCCACCTCCGATAAAAGAGTAACCATTGCCTCCTGAAATCAAGTGTGCATTACCTCCAACTATAGCAGATACAGGATCATGAATTTGATTTACTTCACCACCACCGATAAAACTAGATCCAGCATCTTTTATTTTGTTGTTTAAGCCTCCCCCAATTATAGAATAGTTAGAATCTAAAATATCATTATTTCTTCCTCCAATACTCGAAGAATATTCGCTGCCTGTGATGTCAACTTGCGAACCACCTCCAATAAAGTTAAAGTTACCACCTGATATGTTATTAAGTGTTCCTCCAGCGATAGTATCAAAATCTCCACTGATATGGTGACCTGATCCTCCAGCGATCATTGACCCTGTAGAATTAATACTTGTGGTTCCGATTCCTACTGTCGCTATTGCAGCTTTTTGAGAAGATTTAATTGAATATCCATCATCGGTTGCTAATTCTACTTCGCTAAAAAATGGTAAATTATTTCTTACTACTTTTAATTGAGCAGAGGTAAAACTTATTGTTGTTCCTATGCCAACACGCTGGGTTGTGAGATTACCTCTATCAGTGACATCTTGCAGAGTATCAGAGCCGCCACCTCCTGCTGCATCACCAGAAAGCAGATAAGGTATACCTGTCGGACCAGTTAATCTTCCCGCCTCTCCTGTTCCCAATGCGTTACCACTGACATTTAGATTACCTCCGTCTGCATCATCTCCTTCTAATCCTCCTTCGATTGTGAAATCTCCTACAAGGGTTTGATCTCCTTGATTATAAAGATTTAAATCTGGGCCTTCTACTTCTGGCTCAAGGGTAAATGGTCCTACAGTAAATAATTCCTCGTTAAATCCTACTTCAGTATCAGCGGCTAATTTAAAAAATAGACCTGTTCCCTCTGGAATTCCATCATTAGCTGTTAGTCTAATTTTTTGACCTTCTTGTACAGAACTAAGAGAGAAGTTTCCTGCTAGAGAACCTCTATTAGTCTCGAAGTCTTCGCCAGTTCCATAAAATACAACAAGATCTCCTAAACTTGTGAAGTTTGGGGATTCATTAAATCCTAAATCAAACTCAATAAACCCAGTGACACCCGAATTATTTATTGGTTGATTGTTAAAATATTTAATAGCATCAGCTCTAGAAGATGAGCTTGTTATACTACCAGTGTTTGGGGGACTATTATTTGTATAGCTTTCATTTAAAACTGTTTGTCCTGAAGACCTAACAAATACTTTATCAAAAGTAGCTGTATTAGCATATAAGTAAAACTCACTAGTGTGGACACCCCCGTCTTGGTTTACTACTTCATTTCTTATTCCGAAGTTTCTAGTAAAAGTCCCGAAGACATCTATGTTTTGTGAGCTAGAAAAAGTAAAAGTAGAATCTCCACCGATTCTATAATCAGAGAAAGCTACGGTTCCATCTGTGTTTAAAATACTTATTTTTTGCCCACTCACAAATGGGTCAGCAGCGATTTGTGCTGCCGAAGCTAGTTGCTCTCCATTTCTGTTTAAAATATTAAACTGTAAAGTTACGTCAGCTCCTTCTGTATAAACTCCACTTCCAGTTGTAATTTTTGATAAATCTGTAGAGTCAGCAGTAAAAGATGTCTGAAATTCATGAATATCGTTGGTCGTGAAAGACCCTTCAAAATATCCACTTGCAGTTATATCACCAGCCGTAGTTCCAACACCTATTTTTGTTGGTAATGAATTAGTTCCCCCAATATACGCAGCATAAAAAGCTCCTCCATATTCCTGACCTTTTTTCGTATAGTATAAACTTGAAGATCCGACAGTAAAATAAGGTCCATCTTCCGACCTTAAATCTCCAATAGGGGTTGTTCCACCAATAACAGTAGCTGCTCCAGTATAAAGATCCGAATAACTAGCCCCGATAGATACAGGTAAAGAACTAGACCCTTCTAAAATTGCACTTACAAACCTAACATCTCTCCACTCTTGATCAGTTGCAGTAGTATGTAAATATCCCCCTGCACCTGTAGCTCCAGTAGCGAAATCTCTAGCTTGTTTTGCGTATGCAAAAGCTGCACCAGTTTTGGGTATTTTTAATACTGTATAGCCTGTTTGGTTCATTATAGGATGGTGATTCTATCTAAAAATGATTTAGAAAAGGTTAAAGATTCTTCATAAAGGACAAATATACCTGATGATGCGTAGTCAGAATCGAAATATGCATCACCTGCACTGCCAGCTTTATTTCCTAATGCATTCACTTTAAAGTTATATACACCCACCTGATTAAGCCCTGTGAATTCTCCTCCAGTAGTTGTTATAAATTCACTTATAGATTGCCCATTAGGTAAACCTAAAACCGTATTATACCCTGTGGCATTGCTAACTCCAGTCCACATGCCTGTGATAGTGAAGGTTCCATCTGAAGCGTTAGGAACTCCTGTTGTAACATTGTCAAAAGCGGGAGCATCTAATGTTTTATATGTGACTCCATTGATTGTTTGAGCTACTTGATAACTAAAAGTGTCTACTTCTTCTTCGATACTTATATTTTTATCAATTAAATTAAACTTACCTGTATTGTATTTTGTAGCAGTGACTAAATATTCATTAGTAGCTTGCTCCTGCATAGAAATAACTTTGTAGAAAAATGGGCTAGCTTGTGATCTTTCAAATTTCGCAGGGCTACCCAATTTAACGAAAGGTAATATACTTGGGTCACTTAAACCAGAAACTATCGATCCATAATCTTGATCTATAATAGATCCTGTAACACTTAAAATAGATATTTGATTTGGACTTTGTGTAGAAAGTTCAGATTCAGTTATACCCCTTGTGTTAGTTTCTAAATTAGTTATACCGCTAAAGAAGGTGGGTGCTGGTGACGCTGCTCTTCTGCTAGTTTCATTCATATCGAATACTGATATTTTACCAGTATTAAAATCAGATAAAGTTTGAGCGCCAGTCGATTCAGATATTAGATCACCAGATCTTAAATCAATAGCTCTCGCGTTTCCTTCTCCTGTGCCTGAAGCGAATATCCAACCAGTGACAACAGTGTCAAAGTAAACCATTGTGCCACTTTCAGCTAGACCTGTATAAGCTGCATATTGTTCGAATCTGGTATCGTTTGATCCTGTGGCTTCAGGATATCCTTTGGTATAACCAGAAAAACCATATTCTCCTGTGTATCTTGACCAACTATCACTACCTATACCTGTTACTGTAAAATTGTCATACCTTTGTCTCCTAGAATTAGCTATTAGTTCTAATTCTTCATAAGAATCAGAGCCTGTGGGGTTGTAGACACTTAACACTCCATCCATAGACGAGGAGTTGAATTGGTTTGTTAATCTAATAGTTTCTGCCTCTAAGTCTACAGCTAATACTTTTCCAAAATTTGCTACATTAGTTTTTAATTCATCTTCTATTATAACAAGATCTCCAGGTTTACATAATAAACTTTCTAGTCCTGCGGTAAAGGCAACTTGTTGATTCTCTTTTATCTTGGAAAATATTTGGTGTTGTGCAGTTCTACGAGCCATCGCTCTAGAAGTGATACCTATGCCTTCTATTTTTTTCTTAAAAATACCGCGCTCTTTAATGTCTTCCTCGTCTTCTACTACCTCAATTTTAGGAGAAAAATTATCGAATCTATCTCTATATCCGACTTCTATACAGTTAAATTGTTCATCCCTCCTATTGTTTGAGTAGAAGAAAAGACCATCTTTAACAGTTTCGTTCGTAAATAAATTTACTGCTGTTCGCGGCCTGTCATCTACAAAATTAATTTCAGAATTACTAAAGAATGTTCTTCCTCTGAATAAAGCTGCGATGGTGTTTATCGCATCAAAAATCTTTTGTCCTTGGTCAAATACAATATTGCAAGAATATCGAGGCTCTTTACCTCCCCTTCCATCAGTTACCCCTTCAAAATATCCTTGCTCGTCTACAGCATCGCAAAATCTTCCTATTTTATACAACTGCCATTTATTAATGGTGTCGCTATCTATGTGAGAACCCATCCCATATCTAGAGCTAGTTAGCAAATCATATAAAATCCACGCAGGGTTGTCTGTCCATATTAATTCATCTCGAAAAGATCCATCCCAATCACCTTTGTAAATTAGTTTATCTCTCCTACTTGTATTATCAAAAAGTTCTTGATTCTTGTAATATCTTTTATCTCTCCCATTTTTAGTAGGGAAGTAATTACTCGGAACTTTTACTTTTTTTAACTTACAGTCGAAACTCCTTCTCGGGATATTTCCAAAAGCTCTTGAATCTAATTTGGTCCCTACTATAGCGGAATAAGGATAAGGAAGATTAACTTTAATTATTTCTGTTATTTTTCTTACATTAACTGATTTAGCTAACAAAGCAGAGTTAGTTTCGTAAGAAAGTTTACTAACTTTTACATATCTTTTTTGAGCGCTATCTTGTTCTAAAGTTCCCGCTTCTATACCTACTTCACCATCAGCACTTAAGACTAATTTATTTTTACTTTTAGATTCAGGTAATTCGAAAGGTCTAGACAAATAATTCAAGTCATCATCTGCGCCATTGAGTTGAACTATAAATTCTCTACCAGTGGCAGCTTTATAATCAGGGTTTCCTATATCAATTAAGGTATTGCCTTCTATAAGAGCTACTATACGATAGATATATTCTTTATGTTTTTGTAGACCTTCGTTTTCAAGTATTGTCCCTGTTTCTACTTTTATGTTTAGGACTGTAGGGAATGAAGAGCCTATGGATAAATCTTTATTGTCTTGTCCTCTACCCGTTCTAACATCATCTACATCTTTAATTAAAGTATCTTTTAAAGCTGATATATCTAGAGTGACAAAAGCCTCGTCTACATTAGGATTATATACTGTATGAATAATAGGTATTTCTTTTTCATCAAAATTTGCGAATGAATTCTCTCCCCAATTCGAATAATTCCTTTGTCTGTTTCGAGCGTCTCTTCTTTCGTCATCGCTACCCTCGTTTAAAGGCAAACCATTTACTAGATCTGTATTATAATTAGTCGCGGTTTCGCCTAAAACTCTTTCTCTAGTTAGCATTGATCTATTTGTAAGAATCCTTTGAGGGGTATTGATTTGACCTGCTTCTGTATTTGAATTTCCCTCTGCTCTTGCAGTTCCGAAAGGTCCAAAAAGCTCTCTATCATATAGGTGATCGATAAAAACTTTGCTGAAATATTTAAATACGTCTTGTGTCTCTTCCCCTTTTTTAAATTCAGCTAGGACATTACTATAATTGTATTTTAAATTAGTTGTATTAAAATTATTTACAGTAGAATCTGTTTGTACGAGACCTTCACTTATCTCCAGAGTTTTAGCATATTTGAAAGAATTTAAATCACTTAACGCACTAATCACCTCTTTAGGTATTTTGTAAGTGTGAGCCTCGCCATATTTAAAAAGATCGTTTCTTGTTGTGGGAGCAAAAGTTTCCACAGAATCATTTTCAATTGGAAATTCAAAAATCAAAAACCCATGCATTTTGCCATTCAAAGTTCCATCAGTTCTTATTTCTGGACAAGTAACATCTGTCACTCTCATGCCAGCATTCTGCATGACTGCGATTAAATTAAAATTGTTTTGTGATCCGACTGGGAAAGTAGTCATATTAAATAACTCATTCCCATCTAAAATTGATTTATTTATTAAATTACTATGTGAGTCTTCTACTTTGACTATAATAACCCCGCCATATTCTTCTGGGTTTAAATAATTAAATATTAAATTATTTGCATTATCTTCGGTGAAATTTAAACGGTTTAAAGCTCTTAGAGCTAATTCTTTTTGGAGTCTATTTCCTCCTTGTTGGTTATTATTAGCGAACAAGCCATAAATATTGTTTAGTTCATCAAAAACTATTTCGTTAATCTTTGCTTCGTTTTGACTAAATATTGCTTCATCCGAACCTCTGTTCCTATTGAATCTAAACGGCCCTTCGACAGCTCCTCGGAATTTTAAATTAGGTTGAAAAGAAAAAACAAATTTAGATGAAGCTAAAGTTGTATCTGCCCATAAGAGGCTACCTAATGTTCCTTTAGCTCTACTATCGTCTCGAAATGCTGCATTAGAATCGCTATAGCCAGTTTGTAGCTCTCCATTTAAATACCATTGGAAAGTTTGTGCTCCAGCACTACCCCTGTATTTTACAAAACCTCTAATGTAGGCAGCGAAATCTGATATGGCTGCTGGCAATAGTGGTTCTGTCAAAGATTCAAATCTTGAGGAAAATAAGTTTTTAGTTTCCCTTAAATAAACCATAGCTACATCTGGATCAGAAGTTCCCTCATCTGAATCAATTCCTCCAGCGGTGTTGGAATTAAGAGCCGTTATTCTTCCACCAGAACTACGATTAAAAGACTCTTTTAATTCTTGAAAAAACTCACTACAAAATGCGACTCCTTTAGTGCTATCTAACTCCATATTGAGAGTTTCTATAGTTTCTGTTTCTAAAGTAGTTAACTCATCTCCAGTCGTATTAGAATCTGTAGTTACTGCGACAGCGGTATCATCTAAATAAATACCTTGTAGCATCTCTAATCCATCTACAGTTTTTCCATTTGCATTTACCAGCCCCTCGATGGGGCCATCACTAATTAAATCTAAAGTTTCTGCATAACTAAATGAAGCTCCATATTGCAGCTCTCCCATTACAGGAGGTTTATAAATAGGAGGTTTAGGTTTTTTACTACCTCCACCGCCAGCAATACTAAGTTTTTTGAGTAAGTGTTTCATTATATTGGACTTACCCTATTACCTACAAAAACGGGGTTATTTCTACTCCCCCCTAAAGATTCTTGTGGTGCTTGATGTTGAGGGAATGATTTAATTGTGGCTTGTATCACTTGCGAACCGACCTTTAATCTACCATATCCAATCGGGACGGGGGAACCTTGGCTAGCTACATTGACTGTATTACTGAAGATAAGGGAAGATTTAGATGCATCTGCCTCGATCTCTAAAGCTTCTACTTCAGGTTTAGGTGTTAAAGCGTAAGAAATTGCAGCAAATAAAATAGCTTTAGCTACTGATGCTAAAAATCCACCACCAGTAAAAAGTCCGATAATAGCCGTGAATGGTCCTGCCCCACTAATTGCTGGGACTAAATCTATTGTTTTGGGGTTTTTTACCCCCGTTATATGTTCTTCTTGAGTGACTCTTTTTTTGTCGATTATAATATCGTAGCAAAATCCTTCTTTTTGTAATTCTATTAACCTTTGGATAAAACCACTCCTATTACAATCTATAGCCTCTAAGACATCTTTCGGGTTGGGCAGACTTAATTTAAAAACATCTCCGTATTCCCGAGCTAAAATTCCATGTATGTATACTTGTGTCATGCTACTGCCTTAATCCTTTCTAGTATATTTACATCAGCTTCTATAGTTTTGGGCGTATAAATATTTATTTTTTTTGTATTTAAACTATAAATCAAAAATGGTTGGCAGCAATTGTCAGACATCTTTACATCAAAATCTGATTCTGTTTCATCTCCTATCAAATGACTGTGGAAAACAGCCACCATATCGTAGGAATCTTTAAACAATAAATAACTTAGAGGATTTATTAAAAAATATGATCTAGGGTCTTCAGAAACATTGTCTTCTAATTGCACAATAAATTCTTTATTTTCATGATCATACCCTAGAAATCCACATATCTCCTTTGTGAAATGCTTATGAGCTATTTCTTTTATCTTATGGAGAGCTGAAACTTCCCCTTTACATTTGTGCGTTTCTGCCATAACTAAATCCGTCAGTTCCTGGGAATCCACCAAATCTTGGAAATTTAGGTGTTGGGTTTGGTAAAAGTGTTTGTGGCCCTTCTTGATAGCTTTCTTCAAAAGCTTCAAATTCTCCACTACCTGTTAAATGATAAGGCCCGACAGTATGTATATCTACCATCCCGTTACCGATACTTATATCACCTGTAGATCCATCCCACCAAGCGACTAATCCATTTCCAGTCACACCGCTGTATGTCCCTGTGCATTCATAATAATCTCTTGGGGCAAAATCTAAAGAGTTTGTAGTTCCATTTGGAGTTCTTATGTTTTTATATAGAAAACCTATCTCTTGTTCATTAATAGCTCTATTCCAAACAGCCCACGGGCCGAGGCATCCATTCATAGAAGTAGTGAAAGGGGTTGTGACACCTCCGTGTCTGGTATCGTAACCTATCCTTCCTGGGTAATATTCAACAGCTCCCAACATAAATGTTTGAGGTAATGCTGGCGCGGCAACAGGCTGGTGAGCCAAACTGGTTGTCGCTAGTCTCTCCGCTAAACTGCCAAAGTTTCCAAGATTCTGTGATAATAATCGGTTTTCGCGATCCAGTCCATGTCTAGCAAACCTAGTACTATTATCAGCAGATTTACTGACACCATTTACAAAGAATTTTATAATTGTATCTTGTTCTGCACCCTCACCATTAATAAAATTCGCTGTCCCTGTGCTGTTAGTTATTATATATTGGACCCATTCTCTTGAATCTCCTCCGTCTTGTTCTTCGTGGAGGGAAACATTTCTAAAAGCGTTTTTGTCGGCATTCGTGCTTGTGCTGCTAATTTTATATCCTAAATAGTTGGCGGCAATTGTATTTGTTTTATCACCTCTTCTTTTTCTTGAGCTACTACCATCTTGTGTTTGTGTAGTCGTATTGGCGTTAATGTTCAAGAATTGCATGTTTGGCCAATTCTGATCATCTCTTGGCGTAGTGCTTAATACTCCAGCTCCTACAGGACTGTTTGAGTTAATATTTACCCAACCCATAATTGTCCATTCCCCTGTGAAGTGACCAGTCAGTCCTTGTTCTGTAGAGTGAAATAACCCTGTGTGATTCGGGATTAAATGATTATCTTCACTCGATGAGCCTGATATTCTAATTCCACTAAAACCACTTTGTATATTTTGTGCAGATATAAAACTTACTAAATCGATATCATTAAATCTTTTGCGACAGGCTGCTAGCTTCTTAGTGCAACCATCTTTTTGCCAATATGTAGGATTACCTTCTGGGGATTGACCGCTGTTACCAGAAACACAAACAAAAGCTGTTTTTAAAGGTTGGCCATCTTGATTAGGATTCGGGCTAGGCAAAAGAATTGTCGGGCTTTCAGTGACAGCTATATCTCCTTTTATATATTCTCTTGTTGGATTCCATAATGCATTTGGATCACTGAAGAAATGCACTGGGGATGCAGCAGCACTAGGGTCTGCATTTCCCTCTGGTCTATATATAGGAACGACTGGCCCCCCAGTTGGATCGAGAAATTTATTTCCATCAGCTCTTTCTATAGGGATTCCAGCGTATCTACATCCTTCCCCTCTGTATTGCCAGTAACAGAACTTAGATACGATATTTCTATTGTTTACTGAAAAATTTTCTAAATCTAGTGGAGAATTTAATTCAAACTCAACAAACACTTTTGATTCTTGGGTTTTCCTACCCATCAGCCATGTTTCGTCCGTTAGCTCTGCTTTAGGATCTGCTGAACCAAAAGGGTTTCCTCCTTCGAAGTTCACATCGTCTATAAATTTTACAGATACTCTTTTTCTAATTATCTTAGCATTTTTGAAATCTTTATAATTTTGTAGGAAATTGGTAATGATATTGTTTTGATTAGCTACTCTTATTTTTGGCCTAGATAGTTTACCATCTCCCAATATATCAAACCCTTCTGTTTCTATGGCTAAAGGTAAATATTCTACTCCTTGCCAAACAATTGATTTTTCATAAACAGCACCTCCGTGAAACCCTAAAAACAAAGTGGGTTTATTAATTCTGTCGGGGAAAACCCTAAATAATTCTAGTATGGCGGTTGGTTGTAGGTCTAATAGACTACTTGCTACTTTGTTTTTTCCTTCTGCCGCCATATTTTAAATTACACTTTATTATTATATAATATAAAAAAGAAGTGAAAATTACACAGGTAAAAGACACCTCTGAAGTGTGGCTATATTTTTATGAGTTTTGTGTAAAATCAAAACCTTATGACTTCTGCTCTCTCAAATCAAAAACTTTAAGAGATAATAAAATAAGAAACGTATTCGAAGAATTTTCTTCTTACAGGGTTTATAAAGCTGAAAAAGAAGATGGGCCATTTGCTTTTTCGTTTATCAAAGAAGAACAGATGTGTTTAGATTTGGTTTTTATTTTTGGCATTTCTTCAAAAGCTAGTAACTTTAAGCTTGCTTCAACAGGTCGTCTTTTGGTAAAAAAAGCCCTTGAAGACTCTGATAAAGCTTACTTAAAAAGTGAAATCAGACGTACTTTTAAAGTCGGACCTTACAAAAAATGGATTGAAAAATATTACAAAAACGCTATCATTGTCAACGACAAGAACAACACTGTAATTTTCTGTAATAAAAATATTATGACCGTTAAATTCAAAGTAGTAGGAACAAATAAATCGACTGAACATTTAGTCGGTAAGGATGCGTTTCTTAGATCAACTCGAAGAGTTAAGCATGGATTACTAAGAGAAATCGCTATTGATGAAAAAATTTACCTTTTAGATGAAAAAGGGGTTGACTTCCTATCTGAATCTGTTCTTCTAAATGGACTTATCTCTGATAATGAAAACAATGCAGGGAATATCTCCCTGCAATTTATACCAAATAAATGAAATCGAAACCTATCCTTTACAGGGTATATACGAAGAAGGGCGAGTATCATCATGGCTATAGTGCAAAGCTA